CGTCGATGCTGGAGGCCAACTGGCTGATACGTGGCTTCAAGACACGCTCTGCGAAGTCGTCCAACTGCATGGTCAATTCAGCGGAAGTGAAGTTCACGCCAATGTGCTTTTGGTTTGCGACAGTCAAAGTGGTGAACTGTTCGTTGTCGTCCTGGACTTGCAGGGCGGCACCGTCAGTTACCAGAGCGCGGTCGGGCAAACGGATACGCAGTGTAGAACCGATCTTCGCACCTTCAACAGCGAAGCTGTCGTCGTACTGGCGGTTCACGTTGCGGGTGATAACAAGGTTGTTCTCCAGAATTTCCAGAGCCTTGCGGGTGATCATGTCGATCGTCAGAATGCTGTTAGACATTGAAAAGTCCTTTCAAAAATTAGCGGTTGCGTTGCGCTTCGTACTTGCGAATCTGGCGATTGCGTTCGGCTTCAATCCACTCCGAGGTAGACATGGTTTTGATTGACCGGGGGTCAGTCGTGTCATGGCTCGGGCTTCCCGAAGACCTCGCAGTCACCGGACTAATCGGTGTTGGCGCGGAGGTTGTTTTCTTTACCGTAGGATTATCAGTCAATTTGACTTCAATCTTTCCGATTTCACGCGCTTGCATGATGGGCGACAGACGGGCGATGCGATCAGCTTCTTTGGGGTTTGATCCGAGCCAATAGGCAAGGTCAGGCCCAATTTCAGAGTGCTGGATTGTCTCGGCCATCACGTCTGTGATTCGCAGCTTTGGGTTATACACAACGTCTTCATAGTCGTCGTATTTATCCCGTGCTTTTTCCTCACGTTCGCCATAGGCTTCAACAATTTCAGCCTGCTCTTTCTGGCGGTCCCGTTGAGCCAACAATTCTTCGGCCTTTTTCAACGCCAGTGCTTCCGCATAGGCGTCAGGGCTATCAAAATTGTCAATCGACGGTACTTCCTTTGGAGCAACTGGCACGGCTTGCCGTGCAGCTTGTTCACGTTCCCATTTGCGCTGTTCTCTTGCGAGGCGCTTGCCGATAGCAGCATCAAGTTCTTCTTGCGTAAATGTCTTTGACGCAGGTTGCTCGGGCTGGTTCTCAGCGACTTCCGGCGCATTTACAGCAGTCTCAGAAGTGGCCGTCACTTCTGGCGCAGGCGCGGAGTCAACTTCCGCTAAGGCTTGGACTTCTTCAGTCATGTTTTAACTCTGTTGAGTTCCCGGTGAACCTCGCCGGTACGGTTGGTTGATCACAACATTCGAGTAATCACGCGCTGACCTGCCGTGAGACCGGTTGCAAACGTGATACTTGTCGTGCTGCTTTCAGTATAGTCTACGTTGTATTCTTTGACGAGTCCATCAACAATTACCATCAAATAGCCGCCAAGGCCGTACTGAGGCACGGTGAACACAGTCTGACTTGCGGCTGCAACAATAACGGGATTTTGAGCGCCTTGGATAGTGCCCACGCCATCCACGGTCCAAATCAAATTGCCGTCTGCGTCTTCAAGCCGAAAAGTGTATCTGGACGGACCAAGCCACACACCGGCTTCGCCACGCGAGTCAAGAATGATTGGGTTGGTGTTGGCAAAATTGCCAGTGTCATCGGTGTACGTAGCCAAAGGCGTTGCAGTACCGCTGGCGTATGTGTACAGTTTGCCGCCGACCAACGGAATACCCGCAGTTGTGAAAAACTGCATCTTTGGGGATGGGGTGAGTGTGACTGCCATGATTTAAGGGGCCACAGGCCAGTTAATTGTCCAAGGAAAGCCTGCTTGCGATGTAATGTCGCGCAGAGCCTGGCGATGCGTAGCCCATGCAGCTTTGTCCACCGGGGCGTCAGCCACCTGTGTCCAGTCGCTGTCTTTCAGCTTGTCGGTGCGTTGTTGACGCGCAGCTTTGGCTTGTTCAGCATCTTTGGCAGCGATGGCTTCTGCGCCCATGTCGGCGACAGAATACTTGGTGTACCACTTGCCGTCTGACTTTTGCTCCACGCCGTCCTCAAAAGCGATTTGGTAGCGAGTTGGCTGGGCTTGCGGACCCTCAAAAACCACATCGTACAAATCGTCAAGCGGACCGCTGACGTTGGGGTACATGCTGCGCAATTCGCTTTGCAGCACAACCGCACCAGTTTCCTTGATCCTAATTTTCATGATGTTCCTTATGCGATTGCCAAGAAGATGTAAGTTCCACCGCTGGCGTTGATGGCTGCTGGCGCTGTGTTGCTGATTTGAAACCCAGTTGCAGCAGTGTCAATATAGTCAGTCGATGTTACTTCGGCTGCTGTGCTGTTGAGCAACAGGTAAGGATCGTTACCAGCCACAATGCCACGGGCAGAATCCCACACGTACCAGTCACCTGTTGAGTCGGTGCGTTTGATCATCACAAAACGTGAGCCTGCTGTAAAGCCACAGTTGATGGTTTGGGTTGTAGCAGTGCCTGTGTAAACGCCGACTTTGCTCACGCCGGGGCAGGTTGCAAAGAGGTAGGACACATATGTTGCGCCGGGATTGTTATCTTGCGGTTGATACGTGGTGCTTGTATACGTGCGAGGTTGCGCTGTCCATGCTGCTGTTGTGTCAAGAACACCCGTGGATGTGCTTGTAGATGCGCTCCACGATCCTGTTGTTGACCTAATTTTTCCAATTATCAACTCTGGAACAACCCCCAAATTATGGGGTACGTTATTTGTTGTTCCCGTCCCCGTGTAGCAAACCACATCCATGAAATTGGGAGCGCGGTCAAACAAGTAATTTACAAATGTGTTTGATGACGCATTGGTAATGGTCGAGGTGGTTCCGACTTTAACGCCATCCATCACATCCCAAGGATTGGCTTGAAGAATTGTTGTTCCGGCTGCTACTTCTGCCGCTGTGGACGATGTTTCAAGATACCCCGTCCCCGTCAGTCGAGAAGCAAACAAATCACCGACTGCCGACCCACGGTTTTTGATTAACACAGCATCTGAAACGCCAGCCGATCCAGTTACTGTTACGTTTACGTCTGTACCTGTGCGGGCCACAGGCGCAAAAACGCTCGTACCCGTTGTCGGCACTTTCATCGGACCGCGACGAATGGCAACGTAGATGTAGGTGGAGCCAGTTTCATTAACTGGTTGAACCGATGTGGTTAATTGGAATCCTGTTGCCAAGGGTGATACCCAATCAGCAGTTGTTTCACCGGCAGAAGTGTTGGGTCTTAAAAAAGCATCTGATGACAACCTTACGTTAAACGCCCTCATGTTGTCCGCCACCAGCCAATCATTTCCAGCAGTGGTTATGTTTTTAATCATCAGCCATTGCGGTTCAAACCCAAGAGACACGTCTTGTACCGCGTTGCTGCCTGCGTAACTGCCGCACGAAATTACGTTGTCCAAGCCTGTTAGGCCAAAACCGCCGGCGTTGTGGGCAAAAAGGTAGGCTACATATGTGCCGCCCGAGGCGTTGACTGTTGCGTCAGTGCCGAGGCTAAACACTGTGCTTGTTGGTGTTGTGCTGTCCCAGCGCGTAGCGCCTGTGGCTACTGCTGCTGTGGTGTTCAGCACCATGTATTCGGTGTTGGCAAGGCTGCGGTGATAAACCTGCCAATCGCCAGTGCTGTCTGTGCGCTTGACAAAAATGCACCCCGGCACACTTTCAAGGTTGTGCGCAATAGTGCGGTTTGCACCAGTGCCTGTATACGTCACAACATCAAAAAACTTTGTCTTTTCTCGAAAAGTCCATGAGACATACGGCGTCGAAGAAGCGTTATTTACAGGCGAAGCGCTTAACGTAAATCCGTTACCGTTGTAGCTTGTTAAATCAGATGCAGCCCAAGCAGCCACGTTTGCAGCAGCCGTGTTAGAACTTGTTGTATCTAACCATCCAACAACGCTTGGTGTTGTGTACAAATTGTGTTGAGGGTAGCCTGTGCCTACCCTACTTTTACACCAAACCAGTCCACCTTTACCCGCCAAATCAATTCCGTTGGTTATTGCTTGAGTACCACCATCACCTGTGTACAGATAAGTGCTGAACACATCTTCGATGTAATCGCCGACACCACCACCCAGAGCCGCGAATTGTGCAAGCAATGTCATGTAATTACCTTAACGGACAAATTTGCCGTAGATCGTAGTGCCGCCATCGCGTGTCCACAACAAAAACCAATCAGTGCCACTCGTTTGCAATGTCACGCCGTTATTACCAAACGTGGTTGTGGTAGCGCCTGTGTTAAGAATCCAGTTGATCGTGGGCCATGTGATGGTGGCTGCACCAAGGTTGATGCCTTCAATGAACAACTCGCCCAGGTTTCCCGTAGGAGGCCAGTTAGTAACAGTCAGTGTAACCGTGCCAGTGGGGGCCCAACGCTGAACAGAACCGTTGGTGTAGTCCAACGCAGAAGTTGTGCCACTGTTGAAATACGTCCAGCCGGTGTCTTTAAACATTGCTCGGCGAAGGATTGTGTCCGACAAATTGATCGCACCAGTGCCTTTTGGCGTGATGTTGATGTCAATGTTGGTGTTTGTACCGTCAGCCGACAACGTAGTGCCCACCAGCGTCACGCCAGCCGCAGCCACGTTGGTGTCAAAGGTTGTTGCGTTGACTGTGGTGGCCGTGACAGTTGCTGCTGTCACTGTCTTACCAGCAGTCAGGTCGTCCACAGATACTTTTTTAGTTGTACCTGATTGAACGATTGGCAAAACCTCTGTACCTGCAAG